GAGTATCCGTGACTAACTTGTGCAGGCTTTAACGACTTGCGGGTCGACTGAATAATATTTTACGACTCTACGGTTTAGGGTCGATGTACGTCTTTAAGTATAAACTGAAGCGCCCTTCGAATATACTCGCCAGTGAGATTCCATACTCACATTACAGGCAACTAAGCCTGCTCTTGGTTAGAAGATAGCTGTATTTGTTAAAGGAGTTCTTTCTCCCCGAGTTCCTACCTTGTTGTTACTCTGAACCAGTTTCCAGTTTTTAACTAACTCATAGAGGAGTCGGCATGGGATATAGGCGGAACATGCTGCCTAGTACTACTACTTTCCTAACACCAGCAAGTGGTACACGCTAGGGGTTTCGTCCTGACCCTAAGGTACAGCAAGTTATGAGGTTTGAAGTCTCAATGACCTGCTGTGAAGTCTTGGGTTTCGCTGAAATTACATCAGCTCATCAGAGGATTATAAAGGGCTGCAACTTAAGACCTTCAGTCGCAATTAAAAACTTATCCAGTTCCATGGAGAGCTGGTCTTGGTTTACCCAATCTGTAGGGGGCTGTGGCTCGGGTAATTTATTTTCCACAATTAAGACGTATAGCAGATATATCCCGCTTCCGCTGTCACCCTTATTCATCAATTTATAAGTAATTATACATTATTTAGACAACTACTTCAAGTAAGAAATTAGACACTCGTTGCAATCAGACTACTCACAAAACAGACTATTGATAAGTTGAAGATTTGAGGTGAGATTCATTTGCAGACGGACACCAACTTGCATTGGTATTCATTAAGCCCTTCCCGACTGTCTAATATATATTATACTTGAAAAACAGTTGAAGATCAAGTCAATATTTTTTGACCCTCAACTGCTGCAATCAACGCAAGTTTTGGAGGATTGCTTCCAGTACTTCGTGATTGGCTTTCTCCAAAGAGTCGAAAGTCTCTGGAGCAACACCAACTCGGTTGGCAATTGCGTCAACAAGTTCAGACTTCTTGACACGAGCCACGCCAGAGCTCTTGCTCTTGGCTTGGTAAACTCCCTCTCTGGAGAGTTTGGCAACCACTGAGCGAGTGGTTTTGCCGAACATTGTTGCCAATGTTTCGACAGTAGCGCCAGCTTGGTAGTTGGCAACGAGCTGAGCTGTTTGCTCAGGTGTGTAATTCACAGTTTTGTCAGTCATCATATGTCCTTTATGTTTTGGTTTCTGCGCTGTTTAAAGATTAATTATACTCTTAAAAAGGAACATCGTCAAATTCAAAAAATTCGTCGTGTATGTCGGTACAGATGAAAATTTCGGATAGTTCTGTGCCAGCAAATTCTCGGAAATAATCTTCCTGAATTTGTGCATAAAATTCCTGTTCTGTCATCTCAGTCCCTTTCTTGTCGGTATGTGTTATTATACAAAATTTCAAAAAATCAAACAACTGTGAATTTTTGCGGGTTGCACCGTTAAAAAAATCTACTTGACACATTAAGGTTTACCACTGTATAATCGGCGCACACGTACCAACGGAAAAAATCCCCAAAGGATTACCACTGGCGCCGCCAAAACGTGCGCCAAAATTAATAATTACAGAAAACCGTAGAGTCACAAAATGAACGCTGGAGTCATAAAATGACCGAGCAGTTTTCCGTAATTATTAATTTTTAATTATAAGCAAGAATCGTGCCAGCCCCAAGGCGCAAGAATCGTGCCAAGTGGCGTAAAAACAACATAGGTATAAACACCTATTGACACAGGCTCAAATTATATGCTATAATTTGGCGCAGGCGAAGTGAGTGCTTACTTCGCAAAAAGATAATAAAAAACCGATTATCTGATTATGTCAGATAATCGGGGAAAATAGATTACTGGGATTTTAACCCAGATTCCCGATAATAAAAATCGGATATTAAATATTATATGATAATCTATTATTCATTATATTGGCTTTGAATTAGCCAATGCTTCGAAAATCACTTTTAAAGCATTTTTATTTGCTTTAGTTAATGATTCAATATCATTTTCGGGTAATCGCAAAATCGCACCAATAGCATCTGCGTGAGCATCTTTTTTAACTGGAGTTTCTCCAGTTTTAGATTTATATTCTTTTGCAATATAAACCTTTTCACGAGATAATTTAGCGACAATACTCCGAACAGTTTTACCCATATTATCTGCGATAATCTCAACAGATAATCCGTTTTGATAATCGGAAACCATTTTCTGAGTTTGCTCAGGGGTGTAGTTAATGCTTTTCATAATATACCTTTCAAAATGAATTAAACAAACCAAGAATATTAGCTAAAAAGAAAGTACCATTAAGAACTATTAATGATTTATCTTTTCGATAATATCCAACTAATAACCAAGATAATGAACCTATAATAAAGAAACAATATCCCAAAAAGAATAATTGACTGGCAACAATAAATGCACCGATAATGCTAGATAATGTGCCAACCCAAGAAATTTTATTAATCATCGAGTAATTTCCATTGAATGATGTTTATCGGGAGATAATCCATATTGTAACATTAACATTTTCCAATTATTACCATGACCACATTTTGCTTCTGATAATCCGAATAAATTATAATCGGCTTGGTGGATTATCTCATGCGGTAATATAACTTTAGTCATATTATGTGCATAATCGGGAGAATATGCAAAGAATTTATAACCTAATTCGATTATATTAGATTCTTGGTGAGATAATCCCGCAACACGCCATAATCTGCCATTTAATTCTATAATCGGTGGATTATAGCGAGTTAATCGGGGATGAATCTCGCACAGATTATCCCAAATAATCAAGGTCTGATTATTTAATATATTTAAAAGCTTTTTTCTGTCCATAGCCACATTATACACAGTTCACAAACCATTGCAAACTATTTCTGAAAACACAAGTTCTCATTCGCAAAAATACAACATAGGGGTTTACCCCTATTGACGGGGCATCCAAAATTATGTTATAATTTTGGCGCAAAATTGAATACCTGAGTATTCAATTTTTATGGAAAACAAAAGTATTCATTTCCTTTTTATTTTATAATAAATAATAATCGATAAAAATACTAAATTAGCAGAGTAATTAAATAATAATGGTAAATCCATTTTAGGGAATACATATATTATTGTGAATATCTCGCCAATAAACCACATAAACAAAAATCCCCAAGTTAATCCCTCCGAGGATTTTGTTTTATATGATTCTATTGCTTGCGGTAATCCGCAAAATGCCAACATAATAGAACCAATCCAACCTATATTATCTAACATATTATGCCTTAAAATTATCTCTTACTTGAAACTTATTCCAATCATATGGAATAATATTATCTTGCCAATTACGCTTTTTGATTATGTGCGTGAGAATAGGTAATTCAAAATCTCTAGCATCTTCTAATGCAGTATGCGGTTCAATAATAAAATTATTATTAATATATCCGCAAACCATTTCCGCATTAGTTTTAAATGTCATATTACCATGTTTAGTAACATTATTAAAACCGTGATTATCTAAACAGAATTGTTTATATTTTTTGGTTTTGCAGATATTACCAACAGAGGCTTGCCATAAGCAGAATTTATTATTAAAACTTGATAAATCAATGCCAGTATTAGCGCATTTATTTAAATCAAAAGCGAGATTATAAGCGGTTAATGTAGGATTATATTTACCGATTGCCTGATTAATCCATTTATTAATAGCATTAACTGACGCAATCATTCTAATGCCATTTTCTAACATGGCAATATAACCCATTTTGCGTTTAGTTAATCCCTCATAACCCCAAATATCATTTGCTTTTTTATCATGGAATAATTCCATTGTATTATAATGCCCATTAACTAAAACAGCGCATTGATTATATATATTACCTTCACGATCACAGATAATCATTGCAAAATCGGCAACAGTGTCGCCCATTGTGGTTTCAGTGTCCAGAATACAAAAGTATTGCTTTTTAGCCATGTGTGCTTTCAGTTAGTAGACCTGCATCTTACCATAAATTTTAAATAATAGGTGTGGTATTTTAATCACACACAAAAAATAAGTTATACGAAAAAACTTGACACGGGCTCAATTATACTAGTATAATTGGCGCAAAATTGAATACCTGAGTATTCAATTTTTTCTGCAAACCTGAGTATTCAAAAATAAGATTGTGCCGATTCGCTTTTGTCCATAATATCCGCCCAGCCATGCCAGCCCATTTGCCAAGCCTCCGATTGTCCCTTGTCCAAAGGTTCGCCTAGCGAATGGGCATCAAAGCCCATTTGATAATCTCGATTATTAAAATAATTAATCATTAATGTGTTTTCTTAGTTAATATATCTAAAATCTGTCTTAATGGTATTTGCATTATGTCTACAATATCATAAAGATTATAGCCTTCGGCTAAAAAATCTTTAATTAATGTCTCGGCATAATCAATATTAATGCCCTTGTTTACTTGGTACATATACACCCCTTATATTAAATCTGTCACAAACCGCTTTTAGATAATTTGTATTATCTTCGTAAAATGTAAATTCAGCATCTTTAAATGTAATTAAATTAAAGAATTTAGCCAAACCATTAATTTTTAATAAACCGCCAGAGATATTAGAATTCTCAGGTCTTGAAATAATATAATCAGGTTCGCCCAATATCTGATTAATAAATGTATAATCAGGGGTATTAAGAACACGGGCAGTAGCAATAATGACATAACACGATTCATCTTTTAAATCCGCTTTATATTGTTCGGCTAATGGTAACAGAGAATCATTCAAGGCTAAATCTTGATTTTCTCTCCAATAATTTAAATCAATTCTCTCACCATTTTCATCTACAATAGTGCGATATCTATGCAAAGAACAAACGATTGTCCCATCCATATCATAAATTGAAACCTTTTTAATTTTAGCCATTCTGTAAACCTTTTCTGTTAATGTCCCCATTATACACAAAAAACCGCCCAAAAACCATGTGTGCAAAAATACAACATAGGTGTTTACACCTATTGACACGGGCTCCAAAATTATGGTATAATTTTGGCGCAAACCGAAGTGAGCGCTTACTTCGCTGCGGCGCAGACCTGAATACTTGAGTATTCAAATCTGTTAGCAAACAAAAGTATTCATTTATCTAGCCAATTTAAAAGTACAATTTTAATTGCAACAAAAACAACAAAGCCAATGCAAAAATATAGTGCTTGAATATCTGTCATTTTAATCTACCTCTACATTCACAACAGTTTCATTACGAATTGTCAAATACATTTCAACAAGTCCCATCGATATCCAAACGCAACCATTACCCTCACGCATAGCATAAGGCACAGAGGGATAGCGTTTAGCCATATATTTTTCAGCAATTTCAAATTTTGTCATAAGTCTATTATAGCATGGAAAGTTAAGATAGGGGCAAAAGCCCCTATTAGTCGTCAGGTCTTTTCAGCCTTGATAAAATCAGCAATTTTCATCAAAGCAATTTTATTTGCTTTAGTGAGTGATTCTGTATCGGCTTCGGTCAAGCCTAGTGCATCGCCAATAAAATCAGCGTGTACATCTTTTTTAATCGGTGTCTCGCCCGATTTCGTTTTGTATGCCTTAGCAATATAAACCTTTTCACGGCTCAATTTTGCAACAACAGAGCGAACAGTTTTGCCGAATGTCTCGGCAATGGTTTCAACGCTAGTGCCAGCTTGATAGTCAGCAACCATGCGAGCAGTTTGCTCGGGCGTGTAATTCACAGTTTTCGTAGTCATCTTTACTTCTCCTTAAAAATCTATTATAACATCAGGGTTTCATTAACGCAAGCCATATCCACAATGGTGAAAAGGTTATTGCAACAAACAAGGTAGCTTGCGCTACCTCAACTATTAGTTGTTTCATTCTGTAGCCTCACATTCAGCAGAGTAAGCCAAAGCATTTTGTGCGTTAACCATTTCAGCATATGCCTCACGGGTTTTAGTTTCGTAGTACGCAACCAATTTTTCAGCGTATGCTAGGGCGAGGGTTTGTGTGTTAGTCATAGTGTTCCTTGTCATCATGTATTCTATTATACACGAATAACCAAGAATAAATCAAGTGTGTGTAAATACAACATAGGTGTTTATCCCTATTGACTACGGGGGCGGTTAAGAGACTAGTTTTTACCCCACGCCTATGCACCCCCCGACACGGCCTATTTCAGGAAAATTTGCAAACACCCTAAGGTGCCAAAATCCACACTTGCTTAAATCTACCTAAACTGGTATAATCACATAAAAAGGACAATTCTATGACAACTCACCTACCTGCTGAAACCGTACGTATCTCCCCGGAAGCACTGGAAGTAGCAAATGCCTACCTCCAACTTAACGACGCCCGTGCCGTAGCTCAAGAACTTGATCTAGACCCTGAAGTGGTAACTAACTTACTAGCTAAACGTGAAGTAAAAGCATATATTGATTCAGTATTCTTTGATTCAGGATACAACAACCGTTTTCTTATGCGACGTGCCATGGATGCACTAATTAAGCAGAAGTTTTCAGAGTTGGAGGAGTCACAAACTGGATCGACTAAAGATATTGCTGAACTACTTCAAATGTCACACAAAATGTCAATGGACTTAATGGATCGTGAAATTCAGCTAGCCAAAGCGCAACAAGCCACCGGCCCACAAAAGCAAGTCAATGTTCAAATCAATGACGCACTAGATGGATCAAAGTACTCACAGCTAGTACAACGTTTAATTACTGGCGAAGGCGTATGAAATATTTACTAGGATTAATACTTTTTATATCAAGCGTTGTGGTAGCACAGCCTATAGTTATACAAAAGCCGGTAACTTGTACAGAAACTAAAATGTTACTACAAGGATTAACAAGTAGTGATTACAAAGAAACTCCTTTGTGGTTAGGTATAGAGCCTGGTGCTGAAGTACCAAAGTACAGTGTGTTTGTTAACCAACAAACCAAAACCTGGACAATAATCCAGTTTAATGATAAAATAGCTTGCGTACTAGGTACAGGTACAGACAGCACTCAAATATTTAACGGACCCAAAATATAAAATGTTAGTAGTCTCACGACCAGATATCAATGTCGACGTTATCCAAGAGTTTGATCCTCAACAGAGGTTTATTAAGCTACCTATAACAAATTACCTAAAGCTGCTAGATGTATACGATACAATCAACCGCCCACAGGTTGCCTTAATCAACGCAGTCAACGATCCCAAATACAGGTTTATCTGTGCTGCACTAGCACGACGTCTAGGCAAAACTTATATTGCCAACATCATCGGTCAACTAGTTACTTTAGTGCCCGGCAGTAATGTACTAATCATTTCACCTAACTATAACTTATCATCGATATCATTTGAACTCCAACGCAAACTTATCAAACACTTCGACCTCGAAGTCGCACGTGACAACCTCAAAGACAAAATTATCGAACTCAGCAACGGTTCTACCATTCGTATGGGTTCTCTTAGTACCGTTGATAGTACTGTTGGTCGATCATATGATTTAATCATATTTGACGAGGCTGCCCTAGGCGAAGGCGGTGAAGCCGCCTTTAATGTGGCACTGCGTCCAACCCTGGATAAACCTCAAGCCAAAGCCATTTTTATCTCCACACCTCGTGGACGTAACAATTGGTTTTCGCAGTTTTGGAATCGTGGTTTTGATCCCGGTTTCCCCGAGTGGATTAGCCTGCAAGCTGATTACACAGAAAATACTCGCATGGCTGAGTCAGATGTTGCTGAAGCACGTCGATCAATGTCAAAATCAGAGTTTGAACAAGAATATTTAGCCTCATTTTCCGTATTTGAGGGTCAGATTTATACACTACAGGATACAGATGTTATTGACATTCCAGAAGATATTAAAGGCGAAGCGTTTGCTGGATGCGACCCTGGTTACCGAGACGCTACTGCTTATTGCGCTATCGTTTACGATTGGAACCGCGATTGCTTTTATATTGTCGACGAATACCTAAAGTCAGAAAAAACTACAGCTGAGCATGCTGAAGCGTTTACTGATATAAATAACAAGCACGGAGTTGAAGTAACTTTTATTGACTCGGCAGCTGCACAGTTTGCAGGTGACTTGGCTTATCTCTATAATATTTCAACTACCAAAGCTAAAAAAGATGTGTTACCAGGCATCGCGTATGTGCAGACCTTGCTACAACAGGGTCGATTAAAGGTTGCCCCACATTGCACTAACGTGCGAGCCATGTTTGACCAGTATCGCTGGGATCAACGTGAGGGGCTACAACGTGAGCGTCCTATGCATGATGATTATAGTCACATGGCCGATGCAGTTCGTTATGCACTATATACCTATACTGTTTAATGCCACAAAAAATTTATGCATTGACTTTTTGTTGCTGTTCTGCTATAATACTAGGTAATTGTGGAGTACTTTGAAATAATGGCAAAAAACACAAATAAGCGAATCCCTGTAAAGTGGGTTCGTGACAGGGCCAAAGCGGCCTACGAGAAAAAAACAGAGTGTTGCGTTTGTGGCTCTGCCACAGACCTAGAACTCCATCACCTACATTCAGTTACTATACTCCTAGATAAATGGTCTGAAGCTAAAGGTTACGATATTTCAACAGATGCCGGTATTTTAGCTGTGCGAGATGAGTTTATTGACGAGCACCGAGTAGAGTTATATGATCAAGTTTACACCCTTTGTAATCGTCATCATGTAGCGTTACACAGTGTTTATGGTAAAGCTCCCCGCCCTGGCAGTGAACCCAAACAGGCTCACTGGATAGAAACGCAGCGTGCAAAACATACTGGCGATGTGGTGGATATGGTTGTGCCTAAAAAGAGCTTTGGTAGTTTTTTCAGTGAGTTCACTTAAGGGAAAACTATGTCAAGATTTACAGACTGGATTGTTACAAAGCTCAATCCAGCCCAAACCCGTATCGCTCAAGAAGCGGGTACACAAATTGGTACAGAAAGCAAGATAACATATCGTCAAGCTTTCCAGAAACTAGAGTCAGTTAATCGTTCAGTGAGCATGCTTGTTAATGCAGCTGGCTCGCTTGATTACGACGTAAAAGATAAGATTGTAGAAGGCGTTGTTACTGGCATACGTCAAAAGTCATTAAACACACTGCTAAACTTTCGTCCCAACCCTTATCAAAGCACCCAAGAATTTCGCCAAGCAATCTTCACAGACTTGATCTTGGAAGGTAATGTATTTATACACTTTGATGGTGTATTTATGTACCACTTGCCTGCAACATCTGTTGAGATTTTGCCTGATACAAAAACGTTTATACGCGGATATCGTTACAACGGTATGGTTGATTTTAAAGAGCCAGAAGTGTTTCACTTTCGTGATTTGAACTCACAGTCAATCTATCGAGGCGCTTCGCGTTTAGAATCAGCACAACGAAGCATTGCTACTTTATATGCAATGAAAGAGTTTCAAGAGAACTTCTTTGAAAATGGTGCTGTATTCGGCTTAGTTTTAACTAGCGAAAACACACTTTCACAGATTGCAAAAGAAAAAACAATTCAATACTGGTTACAGAAATATTCAACTAAACAAGGCGGCAAGCGTCCAGTTATTCTGGATTCGGGATTGAAGCCTGCACAAGTATCAAATCAAAACTTCAAAGACATGGATTTTGATCAATCAATTAAAACACACAACGAACTAATTATGCAATGTATTGGCATCCCACCTATTTTATTAGCTGGTGGAAATAACGCTAACATTTCGCCTAATCTACGATTATTTTATTTAGAAACAGTTATGCCAGTTGTTCGTAAATTTACATCAAGTTTAGAACGATACTATGGATACGATATTGAAGCAGTTACTAGTTCAGTATCGGCAATGCAACCAGAATTAAAAGATATTGCTGCCTACCATTCGACTTTAGTCAATGCAGGCATCATTACAGCTAATGAAGCAAGAAAAGAATTACGTTATGAGCCAAAAGATGGCAATGACGAAATAAGAATACCCGCCAATATTGCGGGTTCGGCTGCTGATCCGTCGAAAGGTGGTAGGCCCACAGATAATCAGCAATAAAGGGGTAATATGGTAGATAAAAGTAAAGTACTGTTTTTAAAC